CATCTGGCGCATCTGGCGCATCTGGCGCATCTGGCGCATCTGGCGCATCTGGAGCATCTGGAGCATCTGGAGCATCTGTAGTAATAGGGCGATCCGCACTTATTGCATCTACAACAGTGGCACTTGATACCTCGGCATATGTATGGGGAAATGCTAATACAGTTGTCTATTCTGATGTAAAAGATGTGTTCTATTCTTATATTGCAATAAATGGTCAGACAGGACCGGCATCAATCTACACCTTAAATCCCGGATACACAACAGTTTCAACACAGCACCGAAGCTCACTTCTTGCTCCTGGAAGAGTGAATGTATCAGCTGTAAGTTACTCTGAGTTAGGTTTTGCTAATATAATTAGTTCATCAGTATTTGGTATTGGAAATCTCAACTAGTATTAATGGATGCAAATATACTTGGGTTGGGGTTTCTAGGGGCAATTGGCATGTATTTTAGTTACATAAGTATGAATTCTCCCTCAATTGTCAATGTGAGCCCAGTGACCCCGTGGGGAGAACAAGTTGGAAAAACGCATGCAATACAGTCTATGCACGGCGATGCATCTATGTCTACAGAACTTCTGCGACGCAAAACTATACAAACAGTTGGAAGACTCAAGCCCATGTTTTTAAAAGAAAATAGAACACAGCTTGGAACAGCAACAGGTGCAGTTGAAACGTTCATGATCAGGAGGAAATTGGAATAATAGTACCGATCTCTCTATTCAGTTAGATATGTTTTAAAAAGAACGAACTACAAAGAATAAGAGAATGCCTGGTGGATTAATCCAGCTGGTCAACAAGGGAGCCCAAGATCAGTTAACTACTGGTAATCCAACATTTACTCATTTTAGATCAGTTTATAAACGGCATACCGAGTTTGCACTTGAACATTTTGTTTTGAACTTTCGTGGAACTAACCTTGATTTACATCCACAATTTACAAGAACTTTCAGAGCAAAGGTCGAACGTAACGCCCAGCTACTTCATGATTGTTACATAAAAGTTTCTCTTCCTGATATTTTCTCTCCAGTTTATCCTCTTAAAAGACGGGCAACTGGTCCTATAAATTCATCTTCTACTGCAATAGGGTATGAATTTCAATGGATTCCAAATATTGGTTACAACATGATAAACTCAGTTTCCGTACTTGTTAATGGAACTGCAATTGTCACACATACCGGTGAGTGGATGAAGCTATATTCATATGTAACTCACGACGGGACCAAGCGGAGTATCGTAGATAAAATGGTTGGCAATCTTACAGAACTAACCGACCCCGCTAATGCATTCGATCGCGTAAATCAATATCCACACTCGATAACAAGATCAGGTACATATGCTGCACCATCTATTAAAGGCAGAGACCTAACAATTCCATTACATTTTTGGTTCTGTGAGAATATAGGTGCGGCACTCCCTCTAATATCTCTTCAGTATTCTGAAGTAGAAATTGTTGTTGAATTCAAAAGAATTTACGATCTTTTTACTGTCAGAGATGTTCGTCAAGATAGCCCTACGTTTGGAATGAGAATTGCGCCAGATGTAGCTGCACAGGAGTTTGCAATGAATCATTTTCTCAGCCCCCCTGAAATTGACACAACGCCGGAAAATCCAAGTTTAAGTAACTGGGCGCTATCGCCGTATATCGAGGCAACTTACATCTTTTTATCAGATGCAGAAATGGTCCAACTTGCAAAAAGTGATAACTCTTTCATGATCAAAGAATCAAGAGTTGTTCAGTTAGACGGTGTTTATGGGCCCGGCAATGATCTGGAACTCACTATGGCAAATTTATGCACTCGCATTGTATGGATTGCGCAGCGATCAGATGTCATTGCAAGTAATGGTGTAGACAACTATACTAACTGGCATAATCCAAATCCTCCCATTGCATTTGATCCAACTCTAGTAGGCCAACGCAGAAGTATAAGCCCATGGTTTACGTCTGGACCAGATAGCGGTCAGAATGTAACGGATAACAGCATTTTAATCGACGCTACTCTGATTGTAGATGGTACAGAAAGAGAACAAACAAAGCCACAATCCTTCTACAATCTTCTGCAGAACTATAAGCACCATACTGGACCTATATTGCCAGGGATATACACTTATTCATTTGCAATCGATCACGATACAACACAGCCAAGCGGACACATCAATGGTTCCATGTTTAATAAAACAATACTAAGACTTACTGCGCAAGATCCTCCGGCGCCCGATCCCGCAAATAATGGCTTAACTCTCCAAGAACCAGGTCCACCTGTATGTGTTTTGAAGTCAACTGTTTTTAATAGAAATCCGACTGTCGTAACTGCTCAACAACTCGCAAGTAATACGCTTAGCCCCGAAGACGTTGTCCAACTAGTAACAAAAAATGAATTAACGATTCGCAATCACACATATACAGTTCGAGCTTACGTGGAATCGTATAATTTTCTACGCATTGCTCGGGGAATTGCAAATGTCGTGTTCTCATCATAATAAGAGATGGCGACTTCCACTGACAAGAAAAAGGCGGGAATTGAAATTGTTCAGGCATCTTATGGTGCACAAGGTAACTTCCAAGATGTGACAAAAGAAGTTCAGGCAATGGCGAGTAATGGCTCATTAAATGTAAACGTTTCTGCACAGTCAATAGGAATACTAGATCCTGCACCTGGTATAAAGAAGACCTTTCAAGTGAAAGCAATTATTAATGGCGGAGATCCTACGATCCTTTCTAAGGATGATGGTGAAACATTAGCGATATCAGCGCCTGGAATTCCGGATGAACCCGACAAACCTAGTACACTTTCCAGCGTGCTTACCTCACTTTGGTACTGTCTTATAGCAGGGTTTACGATATATATTTCGATATCTTCCTATCACTTTGGAATAAGTGGATTAAAAAGTCAAATTGCCGCTTATGTACTTTTATTAACATCACTTCTCACATTCGGCATTGCTGGGTTAATTGCAGTTCCATCAATCGTATTTATATATTCATTTATGTGGCCCACTGCTATAGATTTTTCATATATGACTGCACAATAATGAAAAATATTTAAATACTTCACAGGTCAGCCTCGTAAAACTTAGCGACACCCCAGTGACCGACAAAGACATCCTTGCCGTCAATTGTCTCATAGACTCGCTGGGACTTCTCTCCCACGAAATACTCCTTGCCGTCGTGCGTGACCTCTCCGAGGTCCTCGTCGTCGTCTGTGCCAGGCCCGTTGTAAACCTGAGAAGTCGTCTTGTTGCGGTAAACACCGACAGACACCTCCTCCAGATCCTTGGCCTGGCTGCGCATGTTAGCGACAGTCAGAACAGTAACGGTCTTGACAAGAGTGGCCACAAAGGCCGTCATATGATCGGCTAGGCCGATAGCTGCAAACTCATCTGCAGTGAGGCTGTTTGCATACTCTGCAAACGCCTTCTTGTGGGAGTCGTCAAACTCAACCTTTGCGCTCGTAAACGCAGACTTGAACTGCGTCAGCTGCGCGCCGGTCAGACGCGTAACGCGCTTCTCGGCCTTTGCTGGCTTCTCGACTACCGGCTTCTCGGCCGGCTTCTCGGCATCCTCATCGGATGACCCGTCTACCGCATCGGCAGACTTCTCGGCCTTTACGGTCTTCTTACGAGGCTTCTTCTCGACAGGCTTCTCGGCCTCCGCGATCTTCTCGTTGAGCTTACTGATCTCCTCGGTAAGCTTTGCGACCTTCTCGGCGTCCTTGTCGGGCGACTTGCTCTTGGTCTTAGAATTCAGGGCGGCAAGGTCATCGCTCTTCTTCTCCAGACGCTTCTGAAGCTTCTGGAGAGGAGTTAGGCTAGCGCTTGACACACTGTTGGAATCCCCGGCCATGCCGCGGATCTCATCGACGAGTGCACTGATTGCGTTAAGCTTGGCAGTGATCGTAGACATTTTAATCAAAAATCCATTTAAAATGAAAGAATCCGTTTTTACGTAAAAATTATTATTTGCTGATAATCATGTCCATTACCCTATCTTCCTCGTCGTTAAACGAAGTCGCCGGCGTCAGGAACTGGCCATTCCTCCACGATGAAGTAATCATGTTGGGGGGAAGGAGCAGGAGACGCGAGGGGCTTTGGGCTGGACAGATTAAGCAAGAAATCAACGAACCAGTGCACCATCTATCTACTGGTGCAATCTTGTGTATGAGAACTTACTTTATTATAAATTAAAATTCCGTTTCGCGGAATTATTTACCAAGACGGTTCCTGTCAATACAAACAAATGAATGAAACTGAAAATGCAAAGACACAGCTGCGTGAGCATCTTTCATCGTTGCTTGTTCCCCGCCTTGCAGAAGGGTTTTGGAGTATTCAAGCGAGTGCACAACAACTATGCGAGAGAAACGCACAGCTTGATCAGGTAATAAGAACATTTCAAAATATGGTCACAAAAATCCCAGAATGGAGTGAATCAACTATTATAGATGAAGTAGAGCGTATTATTACGGTTTCTAAGTGTGGTTATATGGACGATCTTTTAATGGGAGTATTTCTTTCTTATATGAAATCATTTGCATCACTTCAATACAAGGGTCATTCGTCACAGGTAAAAATAGAATTTGAACGTCCAAACGTAAGCAAGTTTATTCATGAACTATACAAACACTCTGCTAGAAAGATATGGCAATCTGCATTTTTATTCAAAACACTATCAGTTTCAACTGAACAACAAGCAAGAAACCGCCAGGAAGTCGAACAATTGATATATAAGACTCTAGATGAAGTAATTCGTGGGTTTCTTCCATGGGAAGTCATTGCGAAGTCTTATTTCACTGAGGCTCCCACACAAGACGCTCCACCACCACCCCCTGCATCGAAGGCTGTTCTATTCGAGGACATCCCATCTTCGGATGATGAAAGCGAGGAGGAAGAGCAAGAAGATAAACCACGAACACTACATGTTCTCGACGAAGAAGACAGACTTTCAGTAACAGACCTGGATGAAAAGAAAGAGGTAGTGGCGGCAGAGGAAATGCATGTAGAGGTCGATCCTCTTGCTGAGATAGAGGGGAGGGTCAAGGACGAAACGCTCGTTCTAAATCTGTAAAGATTTGTAAGGTTTGCAAACAAATGATGATTATATACATCGCAGTCGCGACAGCAATAGTTTGTTTCATATTGTATGCTCTCGACCGCAGATCGAAGACCGAACCAATTGACTGGTTTACTGCAGGAAAGCTCACAACATTCGGGGGTCTTCTTGCTGGTGGAATTGCCTATGTCACAACGAGTACCTCACCCAAGGAAGTTGTTGAAACACTAAACACCGAGATACCTATTGTTCAAGAAATGTTTGTTGGAAACCCTACTTTCTAACAAGCAGTTATACCAAGCATTGTTAAAAATGCAGTTTGGCTGCCGTAGTAATAATGAAGGAATTCTCCAAAAACAAACCACCCTATTAATGAGCTGACTATACTGATTTTAAATATCCACGAGGTCAACACTGCAAGTCCGATTGTTCCAAGAATATCGTACAACGCTAGCCCCATGATCCGAGTAGAATGAAAACCAGTTTCAGGCTTTCCAAATATAAATGCATGTGGACATGACATTGTTATGTTTGAAAAGTGATAATATTATACATCGATTAGTAATGTGTTTTCACCAGGTGGAATCTGACCTATAAAAATTTTAAGTTCTGCTATTTCCTTTCGAGGAATTGCAACGTCTCTACAATATCTAGCTATTGCCTTATAAAGATTAAATCCAGGGTATCTATCTACCTTGGGATTATTTTTGTGGAATAGAAGATCAGTTCCATCGTCTAACTTCATCCATTTGATAAATAACTTGAAAACAGAATTATTTAGATAATCATCGCATTTTGGTCCATTTGGAAATAAGTCCCAGAATAAGGAAGTAGCCAATCTTACCAAATCAAACGATGGGTTTGGTTTTATGGTCGAATGAGAACTGACATAGAATGGTGGAATATTATATTGTCCGCCAGCTTCCTCTGATGTAGCAAACTGGTCACTCATAAATAGCTTAGGCTCTTTCATCCCAGAAAGTCTAACTGAACCGATACCACGATCAAAATCAATTATCTTTATGATATATCCATATGTCGGGACTTTATAGTTAATTCCTGCATGGGAATAGTACAGAAATTCTTTGGTAGTTTCCAAATACATAACATTATTGCCATGCAAATCATTATGCGTAAATGCAAAGTTTCTTTGAGCGAACGCAAGTGCAAATATGATCTGTGAAATCCATGCATAATGTTTTTCGGGTTCAGAATGCTTCATCAGAAGATCATATAATGTACCAGTAAATTTCTCCATTACTGTCATCTGCACTGCAACATCGTCAAATATTGCCCATGCAAAAGGTTCGTCTTCTTCCGGTTCGTCTTCTATTTCTAAACTACCAACGGAAGAATCGTTTGATTCGATATCGAATATATAAGATGTTGATACGTCAGATCCAGTTTCTGCACAGTCTTCTTCTTCATTGTCGTTTTCATTATAAATTTGAGTGACGTTTGCAGGAATAACGTCAAGACTTTCTATAGGTTCCAAAGTTTCTATTGCTCCAATATCAATTTCATCGCCCAAATCAAGGGGGACTCTAGCAGAGCGCGTGTACTGAATTGGAGAGGACCCCTTCTCTTCCAATCTGAGTTGGAATGTCTTTCCGATATTTTGTGAAAACCATCCTCTGTCTGATAGTTCCTCATAATCGTCTGAAATATCAATAGTGTGCTTTTTTGCATTTCCAGTAAATACTCCAAAAACTCTTGGAAAGTGTTCACAACCAGACTGAGAAAGTGCAATAGAAAGAATCGAACCTACGTATGCAGCAGTGTGAGGACTTTGCATCTTTGAGTGTATTGCTTTTGCATTATCACTGAATGTTGGAAGATTTGGATTTCCAAATTCACCCTTCATCCATTTGAATGGACTAAGAATCATAGTAACCTTTCGGTGTACGGGTACAGTCCGCAATGATGATAAAACTGCACTATCATCAACTATCCCTACTATAGTCTCGTTAAGTTTGATGCCGTAATCTCTAACTGACTCAAGGGCTTCTGTTTTAAAGAGACATTCTACTGGAGGAAAGAATGGCTGTAGATCGGTAATTCCCCACATTTCTTCTAACTTTGAAGGCACTCTTCCAACGGCAAGCGATACTGGGTTCGTACGAAGTTCTGTTGATGCTTGTTTACGTTTTAGCATTTCAATTATAATCCTTCGTATAAACCAAATTAGGAAACTTCACGCGTGATGAACTTCCAAATAAGAAAATTTAATATTCAGACGATCGTAGATCGTTGTGAAATAGACTCTCGTAAATCTCCCATGATTGTTCTAATTGGAAAAAAGGACACGGGAAAATCTTTCTTGGTTCGCGATATTCTTTCAAACACCAAATCATGTTTTCCAGTAGGAACTGTAATTTCTGGAACAGAAGTTGCAAATCCCTTTTTTCAAGAAATGGTTCCCTCTAAGCTTATTCATGATAAATACAAGCCAGAACTGGTAATGAATGCCATAAAACGCCAGCTGGCCGTTAAGCAGCAAAGAAATGCTGACAAGAAATCTAGGGGAGGAAGTTCTAGTATAGATCCTCGTGCATTTCTAATTCTGGATGACTGCTTGTACGATAAGTCTTGGATCAATGAAGAATCGACACGGTATGTTTTCATGAATGGTCGTCACATAGATATGGTTACAATGATTACTATGCAGTATCCACTAGGAGTATCTCCCAATTTGAGAACAAACATTGATTTTGTATTCATTCTGCGTGAGAACAACATATCAAACAGAAAACGTATATATGAAAATTATGCTGGTATGTTTCCGACATTTGAAATGTTTTGTCAGTTCATGGACCAATGCACAGAAAACTACGAATGTCTTGTTATTGCAAACGGTGTTCAATCAAATAAGTTAGATGATCAGGTCTTCTGGTATAAAGCATCTGATCATCCGCCGTTTCATATGTGTGACGAATTCTTGTGGGCAAACAATCACCCGTTTAGTTCTTCTATGTTAAGTGGTGACGATTTTGATCCATCAAAGGTTGAAAAACGCAGCGCTGGGCCAAAGGTTTGGGTTAAAAAAGGTAGTTAATATTATAATAGATGTTACTTAATACGTTTCTGTTTGCATGCGTATCCTTTGTAACAGTTTTATTATATTATTTTATAGGTAACAAAGTCGAATGGACCCAAAGAAGCGTTCTGACATTTTCAGATGCATACTGGCAGGCATCGCAAATTATAATATGGGCCCTCGCTGCAGTGCTATTGCGTGATGGACCTGCTATCAGTGCTTGGACACTTCTTCCAATCTTACCTACTGCAATAATATATGGATTCATAAGTGAACTTAAAGACATGCAATTTGATCTAGTCTCTTCATTTACTCCTGTGCAAATTATAGTGTTAGTATTTGTTGGACTCACCGTATTATTTTATATCGGTGTCTTATTGATGTTTTTAAACCGTTCTGTTATTCTTTTTTATTTTATCCCAATTCTTCTGTTTTTAGTATGGGTTTTTACATGGTCTAGCTTATCAGATGAGTCGGGTCAACAAACTGAGAGAAAAAATACAGTCAATCATTATAAATTCCATTTACACCACTGGATAATCGCAATTGCCGGATTTTTAATTTCCAAAGCAGACAGAGTATTCAGTGATATTGGTGCTGGAATTTTCTGGGGGATTTTTTGTCAAGAATTTGCTTCATATGGAATTGCAATACCAGTCGATATTCAATCGCGCACACCTCCTTCAGCTGGGTGAATAGGGGCGTTTTCAAGTGCAGTCTTTAGATCAGCAACATCTACAAGGCCCTTGTCTTCCATCGCCTTCTTCTTGCGAGCCTCGTTTTCCTTCTTCTGATCTTCAATCTTTTCGCGCTTACGCTCTTCGAAGAAAATGTCCTTATTCATCTCATTTTCCTTGTACTTGCGCATCATTTCATTAAGTTCCTGTTCGGCATATTCTACTTCGGGCATGACATGCTCAGAAGGATCCCATGGAAGCCAGCATCCTACCTTACCAACATATAGGTTATCGCGAGGATACTTACGCTGGAGAACCTTAGTATACATCTGAGCTTCCTCGAGATTCGCGAATACACGACGAATTTTTACACCGCGAACATTGGTCTGAAACTCCACCTTTTCAGTAAACTGAGTCTCGAGATCCTTCTCGTTTTTAAGAAGAAAAACCTGATACTTTTCGTGTACATCTGTCTTGCGAATTTCCTCATTGTGCACCTTAGCAAACTCTTGCATGTCCTTGAAGAGGTCGTCTACCTTTAGAGAATACTTCTTCGAAAGGAAGCTCATCAGTCCTTCCATTCCCGAAATTTTCCAGTCATACTCAAGCCATTCAATGAACTTTTCATTAAAGAACTCCGTCTTTTGCTTAATCACACGCTCAGGAGAAATAAACGACATGATTGCATAACGCTGCGTTGGGATTTCAGGGTCTTCCTCCAGGTAATCGATGACCTTTCCTTCGAAATCCTTCGTATCTAGTGTTTCGCGAGCCATTCTTATTTATTAACCTTGAGCGTGTATGAAAATCAAAGATTTAACGCCGCCGTCCAGCTGTCGTCACTTTTGGTGCAATTCCCATAGCTTTCCGGATAGTACCCTTTATCTCATCCTTCTTCTCAGCGGGCAGGTCGGAAAGAATAGACCCAAGATTACTAGAAATATTCTGGTAAAGGTTCTGTACATCCATTGTCTTCAGATCCGCCCCTACCTGACGAGAGATATCTGCAACTGGTTGATTAGTAGCTTTTGCAACTTTTACTACTTGGTCTACTAGTTCAGGTATGGTAGTAAGTGCGCTTTCACATCTCACCTGAATCAAAAGATACAGACGATAAATTGCATTGAATGCAACAAGCATGTACTCTACCGTATCAACTCCGATAGAGGCTTCGAATTGATTCATGTAGATTTCTGCCCCAAGGCCAAACAACAATAAAAACACGGCGGCTCCTGTTGCAGCAGGAGAACTATATGGGCGGTAAAACATAAGAATATATAANAGGTAAGATACAACAGCAGTATTGATAACCATAGACGAAAGTTCAAATGCAATATAGTTTTCAGAAGTCTGGCCGACTTGGATGTACAATAGTTGTAAAGCCAATGCAACAGCAATCATTATTACGCCGAACACAGTAACTGTAGAATAAATAACACCGGCCATTATGCCTTTACATTTGTGTTGGGAATACATTTTCCGATACCAAGTGTCTGTTGCATCATTATAGGTGCAGGACCCCCTCCTTTTGGGCATTCAGCATGTCCTTTTCCTAAAATGTGACCCATTTCATGAGAAACAACATATTGTCTATAGTTTTCTAAATCGTGTCCGGATTTAGCAGACCCGTGAAACCAGCGATCTGCATTTATAAACATTCGAGACCCACCAACTTCTGCACATGAAAGATTCTTACTAAGACGACATTCAGATCTCACCGTATCTTTCGAAGACAACCGAATATACACAGTTGGGTCGCGATCAGTCTGTTCAAAAAAGTAACCCTCCTGTGCCCATCCATCTGGCGAATTCAAGTAGCACATGATTAGAAAATCGAACTGCCGTTCATCTGCATTTCGTAGATTTAAGTTTTTTTTAACATCGTCGTCAATCGAAGATTGATATTTAATAGTCTTCATAACTTTTCTTCACTTGATTATATAAAATGGAAAAAGCTGCTCCTCCTGCCCAAAGCTCCATGATGTCGGATGTTTTGACTCGTCTTGTTAAGTATGCCCTCGAGGGTCTAGCCGTCGCGGTTGCTGCCTATCTTCTTCCCGGCAAGGTTCTAAAGATGTCAGAAATTGCAATGATTGCACTTGTAGCCCTTGCCACATTTGCCATCCTTGATATTTATGCCCCATCTGTAGGTGCTTCTGCTAGAACAGGCGCTGGCTTTGGAATTGGCGCTGGACTTGTTGGCTTTCCTGCTTAAACAGTAACGTTCGAAAACATCGAACATAATTCATCGTCTTCAAATTCTTCATGAACGTAATCAACAACCCAGATAAGAATCTTATTAAACGCAAGATAGTCGGCTAGACTAAACCAATGATAGGAATTATAATCTTTCATTAGTTTATTGCTTAACACCTCTAGCTCATCGCATGCATTTCGAAATACAGGATCTTCGATGTCATCATGAATCGTTCTATAATTTCCAAACGCCTGTTGATACTGACATACTAGCTGGTTATGGTCAGCAAACCATTCTTGATTGCGCTGACCAGAATTACTTCCGATGTCTGTAACAATAGCGTGCAAGCGGACGTACCGACGATACTCTTCCATTTTAACCAAGGCATTTGAATCTAAAAAGAAATCCATTTTAAATGGGAAGACCCTTATATTCTTAATGAACAAGGTGAAGATCCCTAAAGCTCTTCGAGAGCAATTATGGGTTCGCCGAATTGGATTTAAATTCAGTGGTAAATGTGAGACTCCTTGGTGCGAAAATGTTATTACAGTTTTTGATTTCCAGTGCGGTCATGATGTACCAGAGTCGAAGGGTGGTGCTACTACAATTGAAAATCTAGTTGCTATCTGTTCGAGATGTAATTTATCTATGAGCAACACTTATACATTCAAAGAATGGAAGAAGCTATCAAATCCACTATCAAAATGGAGAAAGTTTATAATTTGGCTCTACGACAAGCCGTCTGTTACAAAGGGAAGTGGTATTGCATTAAAGGTAAGAAGTACGAACCAGAACGTCAAACCTCTAACATAGCTTGGGATATGATCAAGAATAACCGTGAACCAGTAGATGCATATCGACTCTGGTATAAACGTGAATCGGAAGATGCCAAACTTTTATATCCAGACTTTCGTAAGGAATGAGCTCAGAGATATTTCTATCTCTCGGAGTAGTCGTTGTTATGTTTACTATTACTGTATTGGTTTACCATTGGGTTACTGGTGTCTTCCCCGGTAGCAAAATGATAGTAACCGAACCACCCGTTCCAAGGCATGGGCTGGAACCATCGCAAGCTAAATTTATGTTTTTTCATACTCCGTGGTGTCCGTGGTGTAAAAAGGCTCAAGAACCGTGGGCAACGTTCAAACAACAGCTTAAGAACAATCCTCAAACATATGGAAATTATGAGATTATCTTTGAAGAAATCAACGGTGATGTTGACAAGGGAAAGGTTGCCTTATATAAGATAGATGCATTTCCGACCTTTAAAGTAGAAACTCATTCGAAGGTTTATGAAATGATAGGAGTTCCAGATACACTCACATTCGATGCATTTTTAACTAGCGCACTTGGTCCTAAAAAACTCACGAGTTAGTGTTTGACCTATTAGAACCATATCTTCTTTCTCTTTTTTTGAAAATACTGATACCCCGTTCCCTCCTCTGTAATAGAGATCTATATTGTTTGGATGTTTGTTTTTGTATCTTTCATACAAACATGATGTCTTATACAAGCTGTATAAGTAATCAAATGGATCCATTTGAGGTAATGATTTTGGGCTTATTACGGGTATAGTATGTATGATTGAAACTGAAAGAGTTTTTTCTCTGTCTTCTCTCGGAATTATATTCATAATTATGTTTGAATAGAAACCGCCATCTATATACACAGAGGAGTTGATTATTTCAGGATAAAAAAGAACAGGAATTGCAGATGATGCCCTGATAGCAGTTAAAACTGGAACATCGTCCTGAAAAACACACGGCATACCTTTAGTAATATTTGATGCAACTATATACAGCGGTATAATTGCGTCTTTTAATTTTTTATTTTTGATATCGATCCCGGCATTTGCAAAGCTTTTTATTATAGAAGCTTCGTAATTGTCCATATTGAAAATTCCCTTTTTTCCTAGCATTATGTCAACACTTGCTAGACTGGTCAAATCAAATACCTCATAAGGCTCTGCAAAGTCAGCAGATAATTTTACAATATCTGCAGAATTAAGTCCAAACGCAACGCATGTTGCAAAAAGGGATCCAATTGAACAGCCATAAACTCCGCCAGTAAAATATTTATGAAGACATCCATATTTTTCTTCGATTGCAATCAATGATCCGATTTCAAGATGTCCTTTTGCACCACCTCCGCCGAGTGCAAGTATTGAAAACATATTATTACCAGAATACAAGTGAAAATGATGCGAGCACGCGACGTATGGGATCAACAAGAAGAACACCGTCTCTACAAAATGGCCGCTATGAAGCCAATATTGGCACAAATAGAGGGAAAGGTTAGACAGCAGGCAATTGCAAATGCAAATGCACCCTACATCTTATTTGAAATTCCTTCGTTTGTTTTTGGCTACCCGCTCTTTAATTTTAAAGATGCAGTTGATTATGTTATGAATGAACTTTTGAGAGCTGGATTTTGGGTTTGGCACGTAGAGGAAAAATATCTTTTAATTTCATGGCTCAAGCCAATAAAGACAAGAGACAATGGTAAGCCTTTGCTTGTCACAAACTATCGTCCACAGGTTTATGATTCAACATTCTTGCATCAGTAAGTATTCAGGGTTCTAGCAGAAGGGTCATTAGTTTCTGGAGACCATTTAGGCATCCACATGTGTGGAATTATCGAGCTCGATATGTAATACTTTTCAAATACTGATTTGTATATTTCGGCTTCGTCATCTCTCTTAAACCATGCCTTTCCGATTGCATTTACGCCATCACTAAAAGCCTCCTTGCGTCGTTGTATAATCTCAACCGGCAACCACTCTGCAAAGGCATCGCGAAGGATTCCCTTCTCTAAAGGCGTTCTGAGGAGATGAGTAGGAAGAGTGCGTGCTATTGCAACAAACGCTGGATCTAGATATGGTGTTCTGGCCTCTAGTCCATGTGCTGCCATAGATCTATCGCTTCTCAATACATCATACATATGGATTTCAGACAGAAGTAAATCTATTTCTGCTTCAAATGCCTTGTCAGATGGTGCGCGCTTGAAATACAAATAACCTCCAAATACCTCGTCGGAACCGTCTCCATTGAAAATAACTTTGAAGTTAGTATGTGATTTAATATATTTACCAAGTAGCCAATTGCCAACGGAAGCCCGTACAGTAGTAATATCGTAACTTTCAATATCATAAATAACATCTTCTACTGCATTTTGAAAATCCTCAGGTTTTAGAACAACTTCATGATGATTTGAACCTATATGATTAGCAACCATCTTTGCATATTTTAAATCAGGAGAACCTTCAGTTCCAATACTGAATGTATGCAAAGAACCGACAGGAAGAATTTTGGCAAGGATTGCACAAATAATACTGCTATCAAGTCCTCCGCTTAGTAAAGCGGCAACTGGCTTATCTGAAAGACATCTTTTCTTAACTGCATTCACAAGCGTGTGTCTAAGAAGAAATGTGGCCTGTAATGGAGAAAGATCTTTTACCTTAGAATAGACTGGTGTAAAATATTGAGTTTCTGAGACCAAAAAACTAGAATCAACAGATAGATATTTTCCAGGGTTTACCCATCTGACATCCCCGCACTCTGGAAGCGCCTTCATTTCACTTGCAACGAAGAATTGGTCGTTATGTTTTCCATAAAAAAGGGGTCTTACTCCAAATGGATCTCTACATGCATAGAGAGTATTTAGCTCAGAGTTATAGGCAATAATTGCAAACTCACCATCTATCATTCGGCATGCATTGTTTACACCATATTCTTGAAATAGGTAAGGCAATATCCAACAATCGGATGCACCTGGTGGAGCAACAATACTTAACTTTTCTTCTAGATCTTTATGATTGAAAATTTCTCCATTGCAAAGAATCCACCACTTTCCACACGTCATTGGTTGTAAGGTATTTCCGTTTATCCGAAGATGGCTAAAGCTCATCATAATACTATCAACGTTTACTTGTATCGTTGTATCTGGTCCTCGTTTTTGCAATGNATTGCTGCCGATTGTATACGGGATATCCCCTGTGTTATGAAAACAAGCCCAAATTCCACACATATTTTCTTTAATTAGTTTCATACGTTAAAACAATAAAATGAAACTCACATATAATGAAGCATTCATTGTTACAATAAACGCGGGGCTTCTTGCAATTTTTTATACTGGTCTTGGAGTAGTCATTTCTTATTTTCTTTATCATATTTTTGACGAATATAACGAAGAGTGGCAGAAAAAGTCTGCCTGGTTTAAAATTTCAGACGTTACAATTGAGGTGGTTGTAATAGGTATAGTTGCATTCTGGAGCTCACGCGCAGTTGAAATAATGGCACCATTTATTCCGGTGCGAAAAGAGTTGGACAGACTTGTAGATGGATATATATCTGGAATTTTTTTTGTATTTGCCATGTTTGTGTTTTTGGACAGCTTAAGTGAGAAAGTAAGGCACTTGCAGGAACAATATTTTGCACACCAGTTTGAAAATTTGCTACCGAAACATGGTTCGTTAGTTGATTTATCGCTTTCATATTTTCCCGTTCGTAAAACGGATTAGAAACCAGTCTTTCTTTAAAATACACAATGCCGTGCGAACATACATTCATTGTTGATGACGGAGAGTATGTGTGTAATTGTTGTGGAACAATTGGAGATCGGTACATTGATGAAAGTGCAGAATGGAAAAATTACGAAGACTCTAGTGATAAAGGTAGAACCGGATTTACGACATCAGAACTTCTTCCAGAATCTTCTTACGGTTCTGTAATGTCGTTCAAAGGAATTTCTTCAACAAACACAGAGCTAAAGCAGTTGCAGAGACTTTCTACATGGTCTCTTTCTTCTAACTCTGAACGTTCGTGGATGGGAATCTTCGATACTATTCAAACATGCTGTAATTACCACAATCTACCCAAGGCAATCGTTATGGACGCATGTGGGCTTTATAAAAAAATGGATGATGCTCAAAAAGTCCGCGGGGAGACCCGTCGTGCACTAATGGGTGCTGCAGTATATAGTGCATGCAGAAACAACCAGGCTTCACGAACTTACGAGGAAATTTCAGACATGTTTCGTGTAAGCATTCGCTCTCTTTGCAAGTCTGTATCTAGATTTGTAACCATTGATAACACCGTTCTACAAACCCAGATTGGTATTGCAGAACGACTATGTGCATCTCTTAAACTAAATGACAGCCAGCGCGAAGAGATATTTGAAAAGCTAAGTGAAATTTCACTAAAATCAGAAGATGAATTTGAACATACTCCTAAAACTATCGTTGCTGGCGTAGTTGCATATGTAATGGGCTTCAGAACAAAGGCTCAGATGAAACAAGTGTCAGAGGTATCGGGAGTTTCTGCATTGTCAATTCATAAGTTAGTTTCTAAGATTTGATTAAGATGGCTTTCCCGACTAGGGATTTATCACTAAGACAGGTATGTACCACTTATGCTAAAACATCAAATAGTATGAATGATTTGCGAGGTGTTATATATTACAACGCAAGCGGGGTTGCCGGCACAGTTCCAAGTGGGACGACTGAGTTTGCACTTCTTTCGACATTTGGCGGAACATATCCTTATAACCCAACCCCAAGGAGAACACAAATAACTACGTCTGGCGTTCAACTACCGCCAGTTCAAAGTCCAATAAACCCCGTTCCGTTAAGATTTTTTATCGAATTAACAGGAGGAGGAGGTGGATCGGGGGGNAATGGTGCTGACTTCACTAATATCTTCACCGGTGGCACAATTAATACCGGCGGCGCTGGTGGTGGAGGTGGTGGCGGTGCATTTATATCTGGCACATTCAATTACGATCCTGCGAAGCAAATAACCGTGGTAGTTTCTGAAGGGGGCTTAGGTGGTCAAGGTGGTTCTGGAATGGGAGGTAATGGAACTGCTGCATCTATGACTTATGATGGCTCGACACTTGTTGCGCTACCTGGTCGTGGGGGAGTTGGTGGAGTCAGTGCTAGTCTTAGCGCGGCCGGCGAGGGTGGTGATGGAGGACAAGGGGGCGCAGATAACCCAGGGGGTACCGCTGGAAGTAACGGTTCTAAGTCGGACCAATATAACCCCGGACCAGGTGGAGCGGCCGGAGTCGGTGGAAGTGGGGGAGTAGGAGGTACCGCACCTAGAGGCGGAACTCCGGGCGAGCGCGGCCATGAAGGTACTCCCGGAGATGCTTTTATAACATGGATTTATATTTGAAGCTTCTTTATGATTTCCTGTTGCTCCTTAATTGCTTCAATTAATAATCCGATCATGCTTCCATAAGAAACCGATTTCATGTCGCTCTCGTCTGTATATACGACTTCTGGCAATATTGCCTCAACCTCTTGTGCAACGACACCTATACGACGATCCTCTGGTTCTCGTTTGAAGTTATAATACACACCTCTCATTTTTAGAACCTTATCCAATGCCGAATCAATAGTGACTATATTATCCTTGATTCTGGCGTCCGAAGAAGCAATTAAATCGGATGCTCTAACTATGCCTACAGCAGTTACTCCTCCCCCATTGTCGATTGTAACAGTAGAGCCTCCTGGAAAAAAGGTCGAAGTTGTTGATTCAACAGATAGCGCCGGAATACCTTTTGAATTGATTAAAACATTATCAGTAGGATTTGTTGAACTGAATTGATTTGCAATATAGGTGGTTGAACCAGCTGCTCCAAGATTTACTGAACCATTCACGTAAGTATTGCCGATTACTATTAAACGACCAGCACTAGCAGTATTTGTAATATTGACAGTTTCGCATGAAACATTAGAAAGAGTTTGCGTAGTTCCTGTTGGAACGGATATATTTGATCCAGTACTGGCAGCCCCACCTATTGATAAAATTGGGCAAGTTACAGAAGACCCGGCTGTTATTTTTCCTGCGACTGCAAGACTGTTTCCATCAGAAGGAGGGGATATGTCTCCAATTGAAACGCCTGCATTTCCATCACCTGGAGCAGAGGATAGGCGTGTAGACGCGGTTACGTTGAGACCACCGTTTACAGATAGTGCAGGTATTGGAACTGGCAATATGATGTTCTGTTCAATGACTACCAACGACGCTCCACCATTGCCGCCCGACCCGTAAAATCCATTTGGGTTGTATACCTTTTGGGGATAACTCTTTTGTGGGCTTACGGCTGCATAAGATGTTCCTGCGAGACCTGTTATTCCAGAAATAGTACTTGTATTTATCCAGGAAGAACCGGCCCCTCCTGCAGATTTTACGTTAACACTTCCCCCCTCGATGTTAGCAATTGCTTGTAAATATACGCCTGAACCGCCGCCGTAGTAACCGCCACCACCTCCTCCGGCATTGGTATTCCCAACCCCACCTTGTCCACGAGTACCATCTACTCCTTCTACTTGGTATAATAATCCATTAGCACCAAAAATAATAGTTTTTGGTGGTGTGACTGGTACATCGTCTAGCACCATTACATTTGCATTTTCTATTTGAAGTGTATTTGTAGCACCAATTGTTAACATAAAGATTCCAGTATCATGATTAAACGTTGTGGCACTTCCAACTTGTGAAAGATTATAGTCTGGTGATGTTGCATATGTTAGGGTAACCTGAACTCCAGTTGGAACCTCTATAACACCGGATATTACACTAAATCTATAGGGCGATGTATTTACTAGCATTGGCGCCATCGATACCGTTTTAGAAATACTTACCTTCTCATTTTTAATCATAAGATTAGTGCATTTCTTAGGAACTGCGTCGACTTGGGTTATACTTCCGATATCAATATTCTGTGAAAAATTGTCGAAAGTGATCGGCGCTTCTCCAGATATAAATCCGTTAGATGCTCCGAGGCCTGCAAGAGAAATTCGGATAGGAGAAACTGTTGAGAAAATTACTACAGCGTTTCCGGTCTCGTCAAGAATGATAGGTCCGTTACATGATAGAAGACCATTAATTCCCGTACCACCTGCGTATGTCAGTCGAGTACTCCCATTTATGCTGCCAGACATAAATGGTGTACCAATTTGTCCTCCCACATTTTCGCGAGCAAGATTTACAGGTGATGTAAGTGTTGTACTGAACGTGTACATTTCGGTATCTGTGTACAATGCATTTCCTCCTTTGCCTCCAGCAGAAGCAGATGCATTAATTCCACTTTCTGGCAAAGGATTGCCATCATACAGCCCAAAAGATCCGCCTTGCGTATTAGGACCGGCTCCACCACCACCTCCAGCAGTCCAGACTATGTCTGTCTGTAAACCTGAGGCATCAGAGAACCATAAACGTAGCGCATTGCCACCAGTCCCAGAACCTCCGATACGTTGCCAATTCACAGTTCCCGGAAACACCACGAAAAAGTCTCCAGTCTGGTATCCAGCAGCACCTCCGTTATTACTTCCTCCTTGGCCCCATGTGTGAAATTTGTAGCGACCAGGGGTTACACTTATGCTTCCACCAGAACTTGAATCGTTTACAATGGTGTTGATTTGTCTATTTGCACCATTGCCTTCATTGTACGTGATAACTGAACGTCCTGTTACACCAAGTGCAGGGCCTGATGGTTGTTCTGAATTGTCTATACTTGTCTCGTATACAGACAACCGAGTCCCGTCGAACTTAAGTTGGGGATTGCTAGTTATTAGTCCATCTGAACCAAAAAATACAACAGTTCCAGTTGGCCCAGTTGCGGAATCTCCCTTCATTCCCTGTGGACCAGCCGTTCCAGTATGTCCACGAGAACCAGGTGGTCCTTGTTTACCATCTGCACCATTAGCTCCTGCTGGTCCCGGGGGGCCGGGAGGACCTTGCACACCAGGAATACCGTTTCCATTTCCACCCGTTTGAGGAGGAGGATATGATGAACCGTTAATGTTTGCAACCCACAGACTCGAAACTCTATCGGAAGAATCTCCGATGTTTGTCGCAAATAGTTGCTGAACTTTTTCAGTTGTTGTTTCAATATTTGAAGCAAATATTTGCTGTACCCTTTCTTGCGGTGTTCCAATATTGTCGACGTAAATATTGTTAACATGGTCTGTGCCGGTGTTTCCTATGGTATTTGCATATATGTTAGATACGTGCGCAAGGTGTGATCCAACATGCCGAGGGTAGACTGTATCTACGTTTATTACATCTAATTCAACAGAATATGGTCCGACCCCAACTATTTTTGGTGACAAAACATGTTGTAAAATATTTCTAGTATTTGTTCCAGAAAACGGATCGTTTCCGCTCATTCTCTTTATTAAAGTAAAGATGGAAGTATTAAAAACACTTAATTCCGAGCCTCTCTTTGACTCAACACTTATGACGCTAGGAGAACGGTATACTTTATTTCCAATCAAAGATGCAGAGCAGGACCTATACAAACTATACAAGAAAGCAGTAGGAACCTTCTGGACAGTTGAAGAGATTGATTTTAGCAAGGACAAGGGCGACTGGGAAAAACTAACGGATCAGGAACGTCATTTTGTAAAGAACGTTCTAGCCTTCTTTGCCGGATCAGACGGAATCGTCCAAGAAAATCTGGCGTCTAGGTTTCAAGTAGAAGTGCAGTCTCCTATTGCACGTCTATTTTATGGAATTCAAAATGCGATGGAGGGTATTCATTCAGAAACGTATTCTCTTCTCATTGACCAGTACGTTAAAAACCCGGAAGAGCAGAAGTCACTATTTCGCGCGATCGATAACACACCAAGTATCAAGAAGAAGGCAGATTGGGCGATTAAGTGGATGGATAGTAGCAATACTTCATATGCAATGCGCCTTGTCGCCTTCGCGTGTGTTGAAGGAATCTTCTTTAGCGGCTCGTTCTGTGCAATTTACTGGCTAAAGAAGCGGGGTCTCATGCCAGGACTAACATTCTCGAATGAACTTATTTCCAGAGACGAAGCACTTCACACGGAGTTTGCTGTTACAATGTATTCCAAGATGGAAAATCAGCTAGATGCAACTTCGATTCAGAATGTTATTCGTGACGCAGTAGAAGTTGAGACTGAGTTTATTTGTGATTCTCTACCATGTTCATTGATTGGAATGAACTCTCGCGATATGACATCGTATATTCAATTTGTAGCTGATCGTCTTTCGGTTCAGCTTGGATGCACTAAGATTTACAATTCTACGAATCCGTTTGATTTCATGGAATTGATTTCGCTTGAAGGAAAAACAA